TCTGTTACGCCTGCCATGTATAGCGCGAGGGCAGCGGCCAAGAATGATCGAGCCCATGATGCTACTAGTGATTTTGCTTGCTCCATTAGTTTCCACCTATCATCGGGATATTGAACCAACTATTGTCTTCATCGCCCTTAATAGTAAAGCTGACGTGCGCGTGATGATTATGCTTATTGATCCCATCATAAGGACGCCAAGCCCAAGCCTTCTTAGAGGAAGCGATCTTTCCGTCAAAGATGATGTAACTGATTCTCTTATCGCCAGACTTTGCCAGTGCTCGAATCTGATCGACCAAGTCAGGCATGACATCGGGCTTCCGGCCTTTGCCGTTAAGGTCGCGGTCAACATCGATGGCACGAACCCATCCTTGAACATCTGGATTATGATCAGACTTGCGTGCAGCGTGTCGAGTGTCGCCGATCCAGCCGTCCGAAGTTCTATCTCTGTCTGGGAATGCATCGTCTATCTGCTCTCTAAGCTGGATCGCTGACTTGCTCAGACGCGGCTTCACTAGTTGCATCCTCCAATCGTATAAAGGCATTAGTTATAGAATCATATCTATAACCAATAGACGGATAATTTTCTTCATTTGACATGTCAACGCGCTTACATGGCAAGCCAAATGAATTAGCGTAGTGCGCTTCCCAATCTGAAATTCCGTCGATCACCTCACCGATTGCGCGGCCTTCAATGACCTGCACGACGATGTTATCTGTATCTAAAAAGGCATATAGTTGCATTAGATTGTCACTGTATCCGATCCTGCTGTAAAGGTGTATATCTTACGGCCTCCCGAAATAACTGGACCTGTGTATGTTAAACCTCCACCGATTGAAGTAAGATTAGCGCGAGCTGAATCATAAGAAAGAATAACTACGCCACTTCCACCAGCTTTGCCCGCTTGTGCGCCCATTGCGTTAAAACCGCCTTGGCCGCCATTGCCAGAATTAGCCGTAGAATTAGCTGGACTACCATTGTTACCAGTTGCACCTGCGGCATAAGTTACTGCGCTACCAGAAATTGAGTTAGATGTACCTGATCCAGGTGTATTACCAGATGCAGCCCCTGCCGATCCACCGCCTGCTCCTGCAAGATTAGCTACTCCAGAACCACCTGCAAATCCTTCTACAGGTGAATATGAACCCGCATTGCCTGATCCGCCAACTTGTCCAGTAGTAGTTGTCGCTCCTCCACCACCGCCAGAGCCACCATTTTTTCCAACAGCCGATCCAGTTCCACCGCCACCGCCGCCTGATGCAGCAGTAGTTGATAGATTTGATGGACTTCCTGTGTTGCCCGTAGTAGTTCCAACTACTGTGCCGCCTGCTCCAACTGTTACGTTAAAAGATGAGGCTAGTGTCTGCCCTGTTAAATATCTGTAACCACCTGCACCCCCGCCCGCGCCGCGAAGCGAAGGACTCGTACTGCCGCCGCCGCCCGCGCCGCCGCCAGCAATGACTAGAAAATCATAGGTAGGTGTAGGCGGCGTAGAAGGACTTAATAAACCAGCGACATTGTTAAGCATTATCCAATAGCCCCTACGACATACCAAGTATCGGTGCCAGTCTTGATGCAGGCTGCGCTCTTATATTGAGCAAGGGTAGGAGCCGCCGCTACTGCGCCAGCCGAAAGGATTGTTGTAGTGCCAGAGGTTACGGCTGAGATCGTGCAGACGCCAGCCCCTATGTTGAGGACTGTGAGGACTGTACCGATAGGGAATGCCACGGATGCATTTGTAGGGATTTGATAGGCAATCGCTGTCGCCTTGTTCATTAGCTCGACTACTTGATAAGCGTCGGCAATTACAGCCGTGTAGTCGCCAGTCTGCGCTGCGCCCACTGTGAAGGCTACTAGGCCGTTATAGTCTGCGGCTGTAAAGATGTCGCCTGTTGATGCTGGAAAGCCTTCTGCCATGATTTATCTCCTAGTAACCCATTATGGATTGTCCGATTATACCGTAAGTAGATGATCCGATGATGAATCCCTCGACTATAGGCTCAAGTGTTGTTACTGTGCATTTCATACTGTTAGGGGTTATGTCCCACGCCAAGCCCTGCGCTTGCAAGGTCTTCACGATTGTCGAGCCGTCTGGCTGCACGTTAGTAATCTTTAGATTATCAAAGTAATCGAGACCGATCATGGTGTCAGTTGGCACATCTGGATCAAGTAGATCAACAGTCATGGCATCGATGCGGATCGTCGTCTCTTTGCGAGTGGCTACATAAATGTCAGCGATGTCCTGCACTTGTGCGTCTGTTTGGGCGATAAGGTTTTCCACGTTCATGCCATGCGGGAAGTATTTAGCGATTGAGTCCGCGTCACTCGATGAGACAGTAGTGCCGCCAACTCTGGTCATGGTCGCATTGTTGATGATGAGCTTGTCATCAAAGGCGAATTTAAGGTCTGAGTAAGGGATGCCTGTAGTCTGATTGAACTCGATAGGTGTAGCACCTAGCGATCCCACGACATCGCTGCGATCCTTAAACTCTGCCGTGCCGTCGGTACGGATGAAGAATGCGCCCTGCTCTGTGAACTCGGCCACCTGTAGGGCTGAAAGGCTAGAGCGTGTTGTTGCTGGATCGACTTGGCATGTGGTCGAGCCTGTGTCGATGATTCGCATGTTACTAGGGAAATCAACTTGGTCGAGGATCTTACCGATTCGAGTGCCAGTGGTCTGGCCAGCCGTGGCGTCTGTAATTGTCGTGACGTTAGCCATGGCAAAGAGACGGAATGCATCGGAGCAAATTAGATCGACATAACCGATCTCCTGCCCTTGAGGATAGGTGTAGCGATAATCCTGAACGTAGCCAGAAAATAGAAAGTGCTGAGTGGTCGCCGTAGTAGCTGCGATGCGAATCTTGCGGAGTGGTGTTAGATAGCCAAAGTAGGGACTAGATACGTTTTGCGGGTTAAAGTAAGAATTTGGATCTAAGACTCGAACTGTACAACTACCAGCTTCATAGGTATCGCGCATGATGTTACGGCCGCGTCTGATCGTAATCTGACGAGTGACATCGCTAAGATCGATGACGGGCTCCGGAACTTCTGAACTTGCAAATTGAGATACTCCGATGATGCCGTACTTTGCATCGCCAATAGTAAACGGATAGCCAAAAGTTGCACCTTGGCTAAAGTCAAAGGAAACCGAGATAGTGGCTGGGAGACTCATTCTGCTACTGACACGTTTCCAAATCTGCCGAGTCGGTTTACGTTTACGAATGATCCCGATAGGTTTTGATTGGTCTGCTGTTGCGTGATAATCGCCGCTACATCTTGCCCACCAACTTCGACTTTTACTTCGACTTTAGGTGTCGGAGGAGTGTAACGTTCTGGCCCCATGCCTCCGCCGGGATTAAACATGTCAGGGTTCACCCAACTTGGAGGAGTGAATCCAGGCACCTTGCTGCCTAAAAGATTGCCGCCGAAATCAAGTGTTGGAACTTTCCAATCGGCATAAGGATTAGGAGCTTTAGGAGTTGCAAGGAGTGCGGCGCGTAGTTCATTGTTGCGCTTGACCGCAGCCTCTAAGTCTTTGGCTAACTGCTCTGCCATCGTGGCATTGCCTTCGAGGATAGCCTTCTGCAACTGTAAAGATAGGCGATCGGTCTCGCTGATCTTGCCCTTTAGCGCTGCCTCTAGACCAATAGCATCAAGGTTAAGAGTCTTCGACGCCTTATCTAGTTGAGCCTTCTTCTTGGCTTCTGCTAGTGACTTAGTCTGTGCAGCTGCTAGAGCCTTCTGGCGCTTAAGTGCGTCTGCTTCTGCCTTCTTAGCTGCTGCTTGATTGGCTGCTGATGGATAGATACCGATAGGCATAGAACCGAGATAGCCCATCTTGATACTCTCAAAAGACAGCCTGAACATCTTTTCCTGCATGTCGATAATCTTGATTACATCGTTCTCGTAATTGTCGAACGGGTTTAAGGATGCCAAGATCGCTTGATCCGATGTCAAATAATAAAGTTTCTTAAAACCGAATACGGCTGTGGCAACCATGCTAGCAATCTTTGTTGCTAGGCCTTCAATCTTGGCAACGAACTCTTGAGGATCTCCAGCTGCAAAGGCTGCTACTAAAGACTCAACTAGAGCCCCACCAATCTTCTCGCTTGCTTCGCCTACTGCTGTGTTAATCAGTTCGAACTTGCCAGCGTAAGTGTCTAGATAGGCGGCATTGGATCCCTTGAATGTTGCTGCGAACTTTGACTGTACATCTGCAAAACTCATAGTCTTGAGTTCTGCCTTGCTAAGACCTAAAGCGTACTTTGTAAGACCCTTAGTGTTTCCAACGTAGGCCATTGAGAGGTCATTGACTACTGTTTCGTAATCAATGCCAGAGCCCCGTGAGATGTCTATTGCTTGATTCAATAATTCTTGAGACTTAGTAACTGAGCCCGTGGTCTGCAATAGTTTCTGCATTGCTGGACGTAGTTGGTCGTCTGTAACGCCAGACATGGCTGAGAGGTCGGCGATATAACGCTCAATGCGTGGAGTTTCAAATCCTAGGCCGAGATTCTTTACTGACATCGCTAGGCGAGAGGCGGCCTTCTCGTCTGCAATAAATGCCTTGGCTGCTTCTTTGCCGAACTTGATAACTGCTGCGGTCGATAGTCCTATGCCAGTGGCACCCGCTAATTTCTTAAATGATTTTGAAAGCTTGTTTACGCTCTTATCAACATCGCCGAGAGCCTTCTTACCTTTGTTTTCAACGATAATTGGAATTCTTAATTCAGCCATTAGTTGCCACTCCCGTTAAACTTAGCGGCGGCCTTTTCAAGCGCCTTTATAACTCCAGCCTTAGCCTTGCCTTCATCCTCTTTGTAAGCCTTGAATAAGGCGCGGCCTGACATCTTGCCACTGCCTTCCAATGGTTTTGGCAGAACCTGAACGAATTTACCTCTGGACTTACGACCTGCCCAATCATAGATAACGGCAGCAGCTCTCTTGCTGTGAATTGAAACTGTTGAAGACCATCCTTGAGCGTTAGGCTTCGTCGGTGTCAATTTGTAACCTACGCCTCGACGTGCCTCCGCTGCATCGTACATTGGGAACTTAGCGGTTTTTACTTCATGTTTAACGAAGCCTGATGGCATGTCAGCGTTAGACGGCAAGAACCCCTTAGCCTTTCTTATTAAAGGCTTCAGAAATCCGACCATCTCCTCACGGGTCTCTTTGTCAAGATCGGGAGAAAACTTCTTAAGGGCTTTGCGTAGCTCGTTAGCGCCTTTTAGCTCTGTAGGCATCGCTCTGCTCCTTCGCTCGGTCTTTCAATGCTTTCAGTAACATCTGGAGCATTGATGAATCTAAATCGATTAAATCTTGTGGAGGGATAGCCGTCTCAATGCTCAATCGAGCGATGAGATAGTGGATGCTATCCCTGCCTAGGCCAAAGGGTCAGACTCTGCAACCTCTACACTCTTTAGAGTTTCGAGAAAGTCTGCGCCGAATGGCTTGACTGTGGCTCCACTTAACCGAAGGCCTTC